ACAGACACCAGCCTGACCAGTAGGGTTGATGCTGATGCCCTCTTCACCTCTGCCGCTCAGCAGCTTCTAGGGCGTGACCCGACGAAGCAGGAGTCCGCAGCATTCCACAACATGCTGAATGCTCAGGAGAAGGCGAATCCAACGGTTGCCACCACGACTACCACCACTGACGAAGAGGGCAATGTGGTGAGCCAGAGTCGCACCAGTACTGGTGGACTGGGCGCAGGTGGCGCCCAGCTCCTGGCCAAGCAGAAGGCCGAGGAGAACCCTGAGTATGGTGCATACCAGGCAGCAACCACGTACTACAACGCGATGATGCAGGTAATTCAGAGGGGCTACTAATGGCAGTATCCGGAGCAGACGTTGTTAAGTACCTCATGCAGTTCAGGGGTACTCCATACGCATGGGGTGGAAACAATCTGAGTAAGGGCATCGACTGCTCCGGACTACTCCAGCAGGGCTTCGCCAAGTTCGGTATCAACATTGCCCGCGTGACCAATGACCAGATCGGTCAGGGCAAGGCTATCGACTGGGATCACCTTCAGGTCGGTGACGCAATCTTCTTCGACACCGACAGCAACAGGGCTGGCCCGGATCACGTCGGTATCTACATTGGTGGCGGCAAGATGCTTCACGCCCCAAAGACCGGTGATGTGGTCAAGGTTACCGACATCACCACGAGCTACTACAGTTCCAAGTTCATGGGTGCTCGACGCTTCAATGGCGTCGAGGGTGGAGGAGATGCCAACAAGGACTGGACTACTCAGTCCGGAACTGAGCGTAAGCTCAGCCCGGAAGAGATGGCTGCAACCTATGGTCTCTCGTGGGCATTCCTCAAGTCCGATCCATCCCTGAGCAAGCTGTTCGATCAGGCTGTCAGGGAGAACTGGGACGAGAAGCACTTCCAGGCATCGTTCAAGAACACCGACTTCTTCAAGAACAACAGTGACTCCATGCGCAAGGCACTGGAGATGAAGGCTGCTGACCCTGCAACGTGGAAGGCGACCATCGAAGCCAACAAGCAGAAGATTCTCATGAAGGCATCCGAGCTTGGAGCTGCTGTTCCAGAGAACGCACTCGGTCGACTGGCTGAGGACATGACCATGCTGGCCATGACTGATGAGAGGCTTCAGCAGGTTCTCGGTGGATACGTGAACTACGTGGACGGCTCGCTCAATGGGCGAGCCGGTATGTTCGAGCAGCAGATGCGCAAGTACGCATCTGACATGGGAGTCGATGTGGGTCAGGACTCCGTCAAGAACTATGCGCAGCTCATGATCAAGGGCATGGCAACCAGTGAGGACTTCAAGAACTTCATCGACCAGCAGGCCGTATCCTCTTATCCCGCATATGAGGATCAGATCAAGGGCGGCATGACCGTGAAGGACATCGCCAATCCCTACATTCAGATGATGGCCAGCACTCTCGATATGAACCCGAGCATGATCACACTCAAGGATCCTACGGTCATGGGTGCACTCAATGGTCTAGACCGTGACGGCAAGCCAGCAGGGCAGACCATGACTGAGTTCGCGGACACCCTTCGGGGTGATCCGCGATGGCGACAGACCAAGCAGACTCAGGATCTCACCATGAACACCGGACTCGGAGTACTCAAGAACTGGGGGCTTGTCTGATGGCGAAGGCTATCAACACTCAGGAACTTGCTGAGAAGTTCGGGTATGCGGCAGCGTTCATCGATGCATATCCCGAGATCAAGACTCTCATGCAGAAGGCTGTCTCCGAGGGCTGGAACGATGCCATGTTCCAGGCTCGATTCAAGAACACCAACTGGTACAAGACTCGCAGTGAGTCGCAGCAGAAGGCTGCGATCCTTCAGTACTCCGACCCTGCCGAGTGGGGTGCACTGTGGAACCGCACACAGATGCACATCGTTGCCATGATGGGACAGATGGGCGGAAGCACTGGAGACTGGAACACCATCAACGCCATTGCCTCCAAGGTCATCTGGGAGGGATGGTCTGATGAGCGGGCGCAGCAGGAGATCGGAATGCACCTGACCTTCGGGTCAGGTGGTATGGCTGGCGGAAAGGCTGGAGAAGCTCAGGCAGAGCTCTTCAAGTACATGTATGACATGGGAGTGAAGAACTCTGATGCCTGGATCCAGGGCGCAGTGACCGACATCGTGTCCGGCAAGAAGTCCATGCAGGACTACAAGAATCAGGTCATGAACCAGGCAGCCGCAGCATTCCCGGGATACCTCGACCAGTTCAAGACTGGTGCCACGCTGAGCGATCTCGCTCAGCCATACCTTCAGTCCATGTCACAGATCCTTGAGATCGCACCCGGACAGGTGAACCTGTTCGATCCGACTGTTCGCAATGCCATGAACTACAAGGGTTCGGATGGCAAGGTGACCACCAAGCCACTGTGGCAGTTCCAGAATGAACTACGATCTGATGATCGATGGAAGAAGACCCAGAACGCACAGGATGCGGCAATGGGTCTCGGACACAAGATTCTACAGGATTGGGGAATCCTTCACTAATGACTACTCCAGCACCGCCAGGTAAGGTTGGCCAGGGAGGCAAGCTCCCCAATCGACTGATGTCCGAGGGTGGACTCGCAGAGAGTCTGACCGGAGCGCAGAGGGATGCGTATACCGCACTGACTTCCCTCTTCGCCACCTATGGACTCCAGTCCCTGGCACCCAAGATCTTCGACTACATCAAGAACGGCTTCTCCGCCGACACCATCTCGATCCTGCTTCAGGACACTCCCGAGTACAAGCAGAGGTTTGCTGCGAATGAGGTTCGCAAGCAGAAGGGACTTCCCGTCCTTTCCCCCGCTGAGTACCTGAGCACAGAGTCCTCTTATCGTCAGCTCATGAGGCAGGCCGGACTACCCGAGGGCTTCTACGATCAGCCCTCGGACTTCACCGAGTTCCTGTCCAAGGATGTGAGTCCGACTGAACTGAAGACTCGCGTGGATCTTGCCAGCCAGGCTACCAACCTGGCTAGCCCTCAGATGAAGCAGGCCCTCCGATCCATGTACGGTATCGATGATGAGCACATTACCGCATACTTCCTGGATCCAGAGCGAGCCGTGACTTCTATCCAGAAGCAGGCCGCAGCAGCGGCCATTGGTGCAGAAGCACTCAAGCGTGGACTCACCATCTCCGGTAACGTCGAGAGCTATGCTCTTGCCGGTGTCTCTGCTCAGCAGGCTGGAGAGGGTTACGCCAAGATTGCGGAGCAGCTTCCCGGCTACAACGCCATCAGTCACATCTATGGCATGGATGTTGGACAGTCCGCCCTTGAGGCGGCTGTCTTCGGAGCACAGGATGAGCAGTCTCAGCAGGCTGCACAGAGTGTGACCAGGCTTGCAAGTTGGAACCGTGCGCGTGCAACCGGCGTGTCCGGTGCCGCACAGACTGGACTTGCACGCAGGGTAGCGGGACAGGTATAGTTCGTAATGAGCCGGGGGAAACTATTAGGTTAGGGAACCCCGGACTCATCTAGTAGTGGCCTAGTGGCGAAGGCTCCTGGTTTGGGACCAGGCGATCGGGGGTTCGAATCCCTCCTACTAGACTGGGGACAGCGTAGGATGTGCTAGCGGGTCTGTAAAACCCTCCTATCTGGGTTCAAATCCCGGGTTCCCAACTAGGATGACCGTGTAGTCGGCTATGAAGACTTGGCTAGCGCCAAGCGTCCGTTTCGGTTAGTAGCTCAGAGGACAGAGCAGCGGCCTACGAAGCCGCGTGTCGCAGGTTCGACTCCTGCCTAATCGACTGCGCTGTAGTGGAGCGGTTACCATGCTGGCCTCATAAGCCATGCGACACGGGTTCGAATCCCGTCGGCGCCATACTCGGATAGTTCAGTGGAAGAACGACGGTCTTACACACCGTATGTCGGGGGTTCGAATCCCTCTCTGAGTACGTGTGCAGTCCAGGCAGGCGGCCCTGTCAGCCGCCTGCAAAGCGGTTACTATGTGGTTCGACTCCACCTGTACACTCTGCCTTACTAGCTCAATGGAAGAGCGCCGGAGTGAAATCCCGGAGGTTGTTGGTTCGAGTCCAGCGTTCGGCACTTCGCTTGTAGCTCAGTGGTAAGAGCACCAGTCTGATACACTGGCGGTCGTCGGTTCAAATCCGATCAGGCGAACTTTGGAAGTGCTACCATCGGTGTGGCAAGCTGTCTAGAAAACAGTGGGGTGTAACAGCCTTGGGGGTTCGAATCCCTCCGCTTCCGCTAGATAGGCGCACGTCAACCACGGGCATAACTGCGTAGTGAAGCGCAACCTATCGAATGGAAGATACCCGACCGGTGAGGAGCCACGCTGCTAACGTGGTAGGGCGTCAGCCTACTGGGTTCGATTCCCAGGTCTTCCGCTCAAGAAATCCAATGGGGATACCTTCTGGGTGATAGGTGGAAAGTCCCTTCCAATGCTCTACTCTTCTAAGGGTAAGATCCCGCTCTGTCAAGGCGGGGATCGGAGTTCAACTCTCCGGTGGAGCGCGTCCCGTTAGTCTAGCGGTCAAGACACTTGGTTCTCACCCAAGAGTCGAGGGTTCGACTCCCTCACGGGGTACGGAGTTGTCAGCGACTCGAAAGAGCTACGGAGGCATGCACTCCTCTACCCGGCAGTGTCGGGTACTGGCGACAATGGTCTATAACACAGCGGCAAGTGTACCGGGCTCTTACCCCGGGAACCTCGGTTCGAATCCGAGTGGACCAACTACGGTGGTAGTACAAGCGGCCTAGTGCGCCCCCCGGCTACGGGGGAAATGCAGGTTCAAATCCTGTCCACCCGAACACTTTGGAGTGTAGCTCAGCGGCAGAGCAGGGGACTGTTAATCCCTTGGCCGGAGGTTCGAATCCTCCCATTCCAGCTAGGATGTAACTCAACGGTAGAGTAGCGGTCTCCAAAACCGTGTCGTGCAGGTTCGAATCCTGTCATCCTTGCTTTACTCCCTAGTGTAACGGCAGCACGACTGACTCTGAATCAGTTAGCCTTGGTTCGAATCCAGGGGGGGTAGCTGTGGTCATAGCTCAATGGCAGAGCTTCGGAATGTGGCTCCGACGGTGAGGGTTCGACTCCCTCTGATCACCCCGCCTTACTCATCTAACGGCAAAGATACCTGTCTTCCAAACAGGGAATAGGGGTTCGATTCCCCTGTGAGGCTCATGACCCCGGTTCGCCTCTGTTTCATGCGGCCGTGCACATGCCTGGCGCCAGGATGCGCATCATCCCGACCTGGATGAGGTAGTGGGAACGGTAGACCCACTATGGTCAATGCCCCTGTAGTTTAACTGGCAGTAGCGTCGGTCTTAGGAACCGGAGATCAGGGTTCGAATCCCTGTGGGGGTACTTGCGCAAGTGGATGAGTGAAGCTTGCGCACCCTGCCCTGTTAGCTCAACGGCAGAGCACCGGTTTAGTAATCCGGTGATGAGGGTTCGATTCCTTCATGGGGCTCGCATGGGGATGTAGCACAATGGCAGTGCACTGGTTTTGCAATCCAGCGGCTGTGGGTTCGAGTCCCACCTTCTCCACCATGACACCATCAACCGGCCGGTGTTTCATGTCCTCAAGTCCGGTAGAGTGAGTTAAGGCCACGGTCCCCGCCGTGGCCTTTAGCATTCGCATCCACGATTACACAGGGAGAACAGTCAATGACTGACGCATGGGACTACAACGAGTCCGACGACCAGACGCAGAACAACGGGCCTAAGCCACTACGAGACGCTTACGCAGCCCAGAAGAAGCAGAACGAGGAACTGATGGCCCGCCTGGCCAAGCTAGAGGCGGTCAACCAGAGGAACCAGGTCGCGGACATGATTGAGGCTCAGGGTGTGGCACGTTCCGCCGCACAGTACTACAGCGGCGATGCTGACCCGGACAAGGTCTCGGCGTTCGTCAATGACATGCGCGCTGCTTTTGGCAGCGCTTCAGCACCTCAGGCTACTCCGGTATCCACTCCAGCAGTAGACGCATCCGATGCACAGAAGCTTCAGAGCATGATGCAGGCAGGAGCCCAGGGTGCAGCACCCGGAAATGCAGACGTAGCACTGTCTGCCATGAACAACCCGGATGCCTCCACCGCCGATCGTATCGCGGCCTTCCAGGCTTTCGCGCGCACACAGCAGCAGTAAGCACTAGGGCCGCATTCTCCCTAAGGATGTGTAATGGCTAACGCCTTTACTGGCACCTCTGCCATGTCCAACCTCGTCCAGACTGCGTACGACCGCGAGCTAGAGTTCGCACTACGCGCCCAGCCTATCTTCCGTCGAGTAGCGGACAAGAAGCCTGCACAGCAGGCAATGCCAGGTTCTTCCGTTGTATTCGAGATCTACCAGGATCTCGCTCAGGCTATCACCCCGCTCAACGAGCTTGTCGACCCTGACGCCGTTGCAGCAGGACAGCCAACCACCGTTTCCGTAACCCTGAACGAGTACGGTAACGCGATCCTCGTATCGAACAAGCTCGACCTGTTCAGCTTCACCGACGTGACCGCCGGTCTTGTCAACCAGGTTGCATGGAACCTGATCGACTCTGTCGACCTGATCGTGCAGAACGTTCTTGCGACTGGAACCCAGACCATTCGCAACGACCCTGCAACGGGTAACCCGTCGTACGGTTTCGGATCCAACCCGACTCAGGCGATCGCGCTAACCGCGATCGACCAGACTGCGAACTCTCGCTACGACACCGCTGACGTTCGTCTCGCAACTACCAAGCTGCGCTCGAACAAGGTTCACCCAACCATGAACGCCTACTACACCACTTACATCCACCCGGACATCTCTCACGATCTCCGCGGTGAGACCGGTGCAGGATCTTGGCGTCAGCCTCACGAGTACTCTGCCGCAGGTAACATCTGGGCAGGAAACATCGGTGAGTACGAGGGTCAGGTCTTCCTTGAGAACCCTCGCTGCCAGAACGTACAGGCTGGTTCTGGTGCCGGTGCATCTCAGACTCGCGTCTACAACACCTACACCGTAGGACAGCAGGCACTTGCCGAGGCAGTTGCCGAGGAGTTCCACACTGTTCGCGGTCCGGTCGTTGACAAGCTGACCCGCTTCCAGCCATTCGGCTGGTACGGTGTCGCTGGTTGGTCTCTGTACCGTCCTGAGGCACTCATCGTGACTCAGACTTCCAGCTCTGTCCGTCCGACTGTCTAACTGATTGAGGGGAGCCCTTCCGGGGGCTCCCCTCTTTCTTGCGAGGTTTCCATGGCTAACTGGATTTTCACCACACCTACTACAGATGAGGCACCCTTCGCATGGGACTTCATGCTTCAGAGGTTCAGGATCGATCGTGGCATCACGGTGAAGCAGACAGCGCCTGGACCTAACTATGTGCTTGTTCGCTTCCAGTCCTACACTGACGAGAACGGATCGGCCAACATCCCGATCAATGAGCCAGGTACTACTCCGACCGGGCTCAACACTTTCCGAGGTGGATACGAGTGGACAGTAGATGACGCGACCAAGGCAGACCTTATTAACTCCGGCATTGGAATCACCAATGCCAACTTCACACTGGTGGTCTGATGCCATACGCAAGTGACAAGCAGCGTAAGTTTATGTACTCACAGAAGCCTGAGATCGCGAAGAAGTTCGAGAAGGAGGGCAAGGCTAACGTGGTGAAGAAGGCCGCCAAGAAGGCGGCCCCGAAGAAGAGCGGGAAGGGGAAGAAGTGACTCACGGATACGACTACAGTCCGGCCAAGAATCCAGCACCGGGCACCATGCCTGTTGACTGGGGCTGCACTGAACAGTGCTGCGCAGCAGCTACACCAGGTGGAACCACCAACCGAGTGATGTGGGACGAGAAGGGTGTTCTGGACTCCAACGTCTACCGTGTCGCCCAGGCTCCTGCTGGCCAGTCTCTCCCCGCTGCACACGATGCCCACAAGCAGGGCATCTACAAGACGAACTCCGTTGGCGACTATGACTAAGCGTGCACCACTCATGGTCCCCATGTGCGTGGGAACCTGCTCGAACGAATCCCCTGGTCACGAATTCTGCTTCAGGGGATTCGGTAATGATGCGGTGATCCGAACCGAGAATCCGCAGGGAACTTCAGTGAAGTGTCGTAGTGGCTGCCCCACTCAGGATCACAAGTCCTATGCGGAATGCTGCAAGGGTCTGAGCCTCGCTATCGGCGAGGCTCTAACTCTCAAGCAGAAGTCTGTTGACTCTGAACTGAAGGCCTACCGCAATGCACGTGCTGAAGGCATACAGCCACGAGGCACACAGATGCACCAGATCGAACAGGCAAAGCGAATGAGCGACGCTACGGGCGTCGCGTTTGGAGTGTAACAATGGCCGAGCATCGCGTCATTGTGGAGGGAACCTACAACCCAACGACCGGTGCTACCGTGCCCGTCACGGGTGGAACTTCCTCCACCCCTTCGTACGTCACCATCACTGATGGTACGAACAACGTCACCGTATCCGCTTCTGCGTCCGTCGGTAACGCACTCGCAGTATCCAGTGGTTCCGTCTTCTCCGGAACCACGCTCAATGCTGTAACCGGTAACGCCACTGGAACTGCCGTGGACTCCGGTTCGGCTCGCTCCAACTGGTCCTTCGTTGCAGTGGGAACCTCGACCCTGACTGGAACTCTCACTCTTGAGCTCTCTGTCGACAACGTCGCCTGGGTATCCAGCACCGTGACTGCATCTCTGACTGCCGCTGGAACTGTTGGAGGATTCTCCACTGGTCGAGCAGCGCGGTATGCAAGGGTCAGCCTTACTGCCGCTGCCGGTTCGGGCAGCGTCACCGTCAAGATGATGGCAGCAGGTTAATCAT